GGGGGCATACTCGCCAGCCAGGCACGCAGCCAGGTGCCGGGGGCCATGGCCTGCTCGGGTTCCGTGGCGGCGGCGAAGCAGGGGGCCGGCTCGTCCGCATCCAGGCGCAGCATCAATTCCGCCAGGGGCGGAATGTCGGTGGGGCGAATCTGCGCCTTGGTGGCCAGGGCATCGCAAAATGCGACAGCCTCGGCGCGACGGATACCCACGGCATGGGCGGCAATCTCTGCCTCCCGGGCCAGCAGGGCGGTTTCACGGGCCGTCAGGGCCTCGGTTTGAGCCGCAAGCTCAGCCACTTGCGCGGCCAGGGGGATGGGATCGGGAACGGACATAGAAGGGTCCTCAAGGGGGGGAAGAGGGTCGGCGCTGAAATCGAGGGTAGTGATGCCGGCGGCGTCATCCGCCAGGTCGGCGCCGCGCAGGCCGGGGATGGCCGGAGGCACGGCGCCCAATACGCCTAGATGGCGAATGTAAGGCTGTCCAGGCGTGGGCGAGCCGGGATGATCGGCGGGCCAGAAGCTCAAGGACCGCTTGGGGTAGCGCCCGGAGTTCACCGCAGCGGCAAAGGCCGGGTCCACGTTGATCGGCGTCCCGAACAGGCCCTCGGGCGTCGCCTCGATGGCGTCCAACCAGCCGAACGCGGGGGCGTTGGCCTTGGGGTGGCCGACGACGAGCGGCGCCTGATAGATGGCGGGGTCATAGGATGCGGCGAGCTGGGCCAGCAGGGCGGGGGTAAGTTCCACTTCCTGGCCGTGCATGTCGGTAAACGTGCCGACGCGAGCGAGATGCAGGGGATTACTCATGCCTGCCAGTGTCGCGCGCGTGGAGGAAGTCGGGAATTAACGGGCGTTAGTGATGTGAAAGCGGTCTGGATGGGCATAAAAAAGCCAGCCGGTGAGGGCTGGCTTGGGGGAATCTGACGGGGTTAGCCCTGGCCGATGGCCGCGCGGAGGGCGTTGGTGAGGATGGTCATGACCTCGGCCTGGGCGGCGGGGGTTAGGGCGCCATCCCGATGGGGCAAAAAAAGAGGCAAAAATCTTCGGTTCTGCCCTTGCTTATATTGATTTGTCATGTATACTAATAATCAAGGGAAGGGGAATAGGCCCCCTCCCAGGCAGATAGAGAAAGACGATGATCACCTACACAGTCCGCGACGAGACCACCACCCAGCGGCGGATGCTCTCCAAGTCCTCCTTGACCATCCCCTGCTTCCGTGTCTATCGCGAAGACGGGGCCTGCATGGCGACCTACGACAACGGCGATGACGCCAACGCCGAGGCGCAAGCGCGCATGGCCGAAGATGCCGACATCACCTGGGCAGATATCGAAGCCGAACGCGCCAGCCGCTAACACGGTGAATCACCACGGCGGACCACGGGCCGGTTCCGGGCGCCCACCCGGACAGCATCCCGGCGCGGCGCATCGGATGCGGCGGATGATCCTGTTATCGGATGAGGAGTATCAGCAGGCTCGGACGCTGGGGAATGGCAATATCAGTGCGGGAGTACGTCTGGCCCTAGCCCTGGCCAATCGCCGCCCGCAAGGCGCGGGTGAGGATGTCCATCACCTCGGCCTGGGCGGCGGGAGTTAGGGCGCCATCCCGATAGGGCAGGTAGGGACGGGGCGGGATCGGCGCCGGGTTGCCGCCGGGGGTGTTGTACATGCGGTTGGCCGGGTTGCCGAACTGGTGGACAGCCGCATACTTGAATGCGCGCCCGGCACCGACCCAGGCGGAGTTGCGGTCCCCGCCGTGGATGATGCCGCTTGATAATCCGCCCGCGCTCTGTTGCAGGATGGGATGGGCGCTTCCTCTCCGCGCCACCGTGACCTGCGACAAGGCCGGCCAGCCGGGGCCTTCATTCATGAAGGCGTCATGGGTCAAGTTGCCCATGGCACGCCCGATGTCTTCCATGACAGGCGTCAGGTCGGCAATGTGCCTCACCAATTTGGTGAGGGCGGCCTGGACTTGGGCGTCGTCAAGGGTGACGGTGAAGGGGGCGGACATTTATGGGGATACGTTTGCCGCCTCGCGCAACTTGGCCGCCTGCTTGGAAAAATCCTTCTCATACTGCCTAAACTCTGCATTCTGATCGGCAATCGCCTGGGCCTGATCTAGCAGGACGAGCGCATCAAGTATCAGGTTTTCGTGCTTAAGGTTAAATTGCTTGATTTTCTCTGGGCTAATCATTCGCGTCCCCTAATTCATCATAAAACCGTAAAAGATTCTCTACATCACGGTCAACCGCATCTGCAAGATACCATGCGAAATCTTCAGGGCTAGCATCCTCATAAGCCCGGCCAATGCTTACAATCAAGTCCTGAATCCGCTCATCACCAAGCCACGCGGCGCCTTTCTTAATTGTAGCAGTAACATCCGGGGTTGGGGTGACTTCCTGGAAAATCCCAGCCAGGGCATCATCAAAACCATCTTGGCCTTGCCGGCTTTCCCATTGAGCAAGCAGGTCGTCCATTTGTTTACTGTTGCGAGTCGAATAGACCTTCTTGCCACCCAGCGCGTCCATGACGTGATTTAACAAGGTGTTCGGCGAATAATTGCCATCATCATCCAATACCGGATAACCATACTGGCGCAGATTCTCCGCCATGCCGTCGAAACTCTCGCCATTGCTGGTGAATATTCTGAAAATTGAATGGCCTCGGCGCTTGAATTCAGCAGGGTCAACGCCTTCTAATTCCGCATCGTACTTGCTCAAGCCACCGGCTTTGGCAATGGCCGTCAGAATATCATCACGTTCTGGGTCAATGCGTCTCAGTGTGCGGTACGCTTTCGCATAAGCCGCCTGCTTGTTGCGCATCTTCGCTATTTCAGCAGCTTTATCAACCTCCCTAAGTCCAGACTGCACCGCCATCCTCACCCCATCCCCGAGGTCGGTGGCCTTGGCCAGCAGCCGATCGACCAGCGCCCGCTCGGCACCGTCGGAGCCGGGGATGTTATCCCAGCCCGGATCGGCCCACAGGGTCAGGCGCTCGCCGGGGTGGAGGGGGTCGGGCACCGATACCCCACGCTGAATCCAACGCTCGGGACTGGCGCCGGTCAGGGGGTTGACGGGCTTCTTACCGGGTGGCTCGCGTTCGAGGATCTGAACATCCTCTGCCGGCTTCAGGCCGCGCTTTTCGAGTTCCCGGTCGGACAAATACCTTGCAGAACAGCGACATGAGTATCCGCACGGTGGGCTAATAGCAGCCCACGCAGGGCTATCCAGCCGGAATATCTGCCCGTGCATCGCCGCATGAGCCGGCCTTGACCGATGGTCCCGGATGGCCATGTACTGCGCCCACGGCGCCCGGTCGATCTGCTCCATGGCCTGGCGGTGGCGCCCCGCCATCAAGGCGGTCTGGAGATTGGTGGCATAGATGGTATGCAGCCGCCGCAGGCTGCCATCCTTACCGCCCCACCAGCCCTTGCGCTGGAGCACGGCCACCAACTGCTCGGCGAACCACTGTTCGTGATGGCCCTCATCCAATGCCTGTTGCACGGCTGAGCGGATATCCTGAAGCACGTCCATTTTCGCCAGGTTGGCGACGGTGAACAGGTGCGAGTGCTGGGGCCCATCCATTTCCCAGTAGGGCCCTGAGAGCTTGAAGCCCTTGGCGGCCAGGTAGTCCGCCGCGCGGTCGGGACGCAGGCGGAAGAGGGCGGCGAGGGGGCTGAGGTTAGGCATTGCCGGACTCGCGGAAATTCACCCGCTCGCGATGTTCGCTCTGCTTGCCCGCGTTCCAGAATGAAACCGGGCGGTGATAGCCCATGACCCTGGACCACACCTCGCAGCGGGTGCGCTCGGCGTTGTTGAGTCCGGGCTGATAATCATCGCAGGGGCAGGCTTTGACGACGAGTAAATGGCCCTGGGCACAGGCGTAATTGTCCGTGGCCGTGACCACCAGCGACCGGCAGGGGGTGACGGGCGCGTGGCTCATGACCGGGCCTCCCCCGCTACCTCGATCCGCCCCAGGGCATCGGCAGCGGCCAGGCCACGCGTCAACAGGTCCTGCATCAACGCATCATCCAGCAGCCCATACCAGTCATCCATGCGGCCCAGGATCTCCTCGGGCGTCAGGCCATCCGCGAAGGCGGACACGATAGGCTCTAACAAGCGTTCCATGGCCGCCTGCTGGGCGGGCGTATCGTCACGGGCTAGCTCGGCATCAACCAGGGCCTGGGCGTCTCTCACGGGCGCTGGCGCGGCCATAGCGGGAGGCGGCGCATCGTCCTCCTCATCATCCACGTCATCCTCGGCCACGGGCTCGCCCTCCTGAGCCGGTACCGCCGGTTGGGTGGCGAGCGGCGCTGGCGTCTCCGCCTCGGGCACCAGGTCGTCCTCATCGAGGCCGTAGGTCTCCAGCCAATATTCCCGGCTGAATTTGACACCACATGCCGTCAGGATCTTGTCCCGCGTCGGGCGCCGGGTGTCGATCTCTTCCTGTTCACGGAGACACCATATGGGTGACTTCTGGCCTGGCCAATTGACGGCTACCACCCAGCGGAGCAATTGATTGACCACAGATTCGATCATCCGCGCATCGCCGTCCCGGATGTCCTGGGCAACGTCGAGGCTGGCGGTGGCGCTGGCGTGGGTGGAATTGGTTTCGATGCCCTGATTCGAGCCGAGAAGCGCGATGGAGATTTCGCCGCGCCAGTAGAGCAGAAACCGCTCGTGGGCATCGGTAGAGCCGCCCTTGCTGGCACTGGCCAGGATCTCCACTGAGCCATCATCCGGGACCACGGCCACGCTGTCCTGACGCATTCCCACCAGTTGCTCGGCCATGTCGGCATAGGCGGCCTTGGTCTCGGCCTGGGTCCCCAAGCTGCGGGGTTGCTTGCCGATCAGGAAGTCACCGCCGTGGCGCTCCAGCCATTGGACCCAAAATTTAGCGGCTCTTCTGAATTGGTGTGGCCAATAGACCATGGCCAAATCAGGCACCCCATAGGGGTTGTGATAGGTGGCGTCCTGGCGGGCGAGCAGGAACTTGCGCGGCGGGAGGAGTTCGCCATTGATCCCGCCATCACGCGACTTGAAGCGCAGTTGATTGGCGCCATCAAAGCAAAACCACTCGGGCGGTTTCGACTGCACCACGATCGGCACGATCAAGGCCCCAGCCCTTCCCCATGTCACCTCGATCGGCTGATAGCCGTACAGCGCCCCATCTAGCGCATCAGATACCAGCGCCATCAGGCCGGGTCGGGCACCGGGTTCATCGGGATCAGGTGTGGCCGCCAGTTCCTCAAGAATGCTCAGACAGGCCTTGTGCACCCTAGCCGGCGCCTTGCCGCGTTCCAGTTCCCATTCGAGGCCCTTGACTGCCGCCTTCCTTCGCCGGATGCACCCGCCTACATGGGCATCGGCCCGCATGTCACGATAAGTGGCGATGTCGATCCCTTGCGACTTGAGGATGGGATCTGGGTTAGGAAACCAATCCG